GTGATGTCTATATTGGAAATTGTTATAGCATGTGGGGTGATTTTAATTCTTGTTTTGCAATTAATTTTATTGCTTAGAAAGAATACTGGTGGAAACGCCTCAGAAATACTCACGCCAATCAATCAAGCGTTTGAGCGTATAGAAAGATTTACTGGGCATGAGCTAGGTCGAAATCGGGAAGAATCTAGCCAACAATCTCGACTAACGAGAGAGGAAATTGGTGGTGCAGTCAAAACTGAGTTGCAAGCCTATGCTCAAACCATGCAACAAAGTTTTAAATTTGTGTCGGATGAGCAGACAAAATATTTAAATTCGCTTGTAGACAGGGTTAATGCATTAAACCAAGCCCAAGCAACACAAGCCGAGCAACTCAGAGAAAAAATTGAGACCAAACTGTCTAATTTACAGAAAGATAACTCGGAACAATTGGAAAAAATGCGTGTCACTGTTGATGAAAAATTACAGGGTACGCTTGAAAAAAGGCTTTCAGAATCATTTCAATTAATTGGTGAGCGCCTTGATCAGGTGCATCGCGGACTTGGTGAAATGCAAGCTTTGGCAAGTGGTGTGGGCGACTTAAAGAAAGTTCTTACAAATGTCAAAACGCGTGGTACATGGGGCGAGGTTCAATTGGGGGTAATGCTTGAACAGGTTTTAACTGTTGATCAGTATGAAACCAATGTTTCCACCAAGGGAAATTCCGAACGAGTTGAGTATGCCGTAAAAATTCCAAGCAAGCATAGTGATGGCGAACATATATGGTTGCCAATTGATGCTAAATTTCCAATAGAGTTTTATACACGATTGGTTGATGCGCAAGAAAATGCAGATGCTGCTGGAGTGGATCAGGCGTTAAAAGACCTAGAAAAATCAATCAAGCAGTGTGCGAGCGATATATCTAAAAAGTATGTGAGTCCACCACTAACTACAGATTTTGCCATTTTGTATCTGCCTACTGAGGGGTTGTTTGCTGAAGTTACTAGGCGTTCTGCATTGGTTGATTTAGTTCAAAGAGATTACCGAATTGTGTTTGCTGGACCAACTACACTATGGTCAATACTGAATAGTTTGCAGATGGGTTTTAGAACATTAGCTATAGAAAAGCGCTCAGGTGAAGTGTGGAATACCTTGGCTGCTGTTAAAACAGAATGGTCTAAATATGGAGAGGCTTTGGATAAGGTTAAGAAAAAACTTGACGAAGCCTCAAGTAGTATTGAGGCTGTTCAGGTTAGAACTCGTGCAGTGGATAGAAAGTTAAAAAGCGTTCATGAGTTGCCAACTACACAGGCTGATGAGATTTTGAGTTTGGAATAATGGTGTGAAAATGAATAGGTTATATATTATTTTGATTATTATTGTTCTGATAATGATTGGGGTCGTTTGGAAATCTAATAGTGATAGAAAGGCTAGAGAAGAAGCATTAGCACTTCAAACGCAACAACATAATCAAAAAATGGCACAGCTAGAAGCAGAACATCAAGCTCAACTAAAACAAGAAGCCCAAGAGAAGTCGATTAAAGAGCAGCAACGTATTGAATATAATAACCAAGTAAAAAACGATGCTGAAAAGTTGGAAATAGAGGCAAAGAGTCTTGAGCAAAATAAAGCTATTGAGAGTATTAATTTTATTGAAGAAAAGGTTCGAAGAAATCTTTTTGATCCCGAAGCTGCAAAATTCCGAAATATTAAAGGCAATTGTGGAGAAATTAATGCTAAAAACAAAATGGGTGGATATACAGGTTATAGGCGTTTTATCTACAACTCAGAGACCGATACTGTATCGATAGAAGAGGATAGTGATGGTTTTTATAATTCGAAAGTAATGGATATTTTATGGGAAAAGAAATGTTCATAATGTAATTTTGAAGTTATTGAATTAAGCCCGACCAAGAGTCGGGTTTTTTATTGTCTAAATTACCCAAGCCGATCTAACAAGTCGGCTTTTTTACGCCTACAGGAAAAGAGAATGACTTCAAACAGTTTAGATTTCTTATTGAACTTACAAGCCAATACTTCAGGCTTTGACCAAGGTATCAACGGGGCAAAGTTTGCGGTAAATGCGCTTGTAGGTGCTATGGCTGCGCTTGGTGTTGGTTTAGGCGTAAAGGAGCTTGCAGAAGCAGCAGACAGCTATGCCATGCTATCAGCCAAGATTCAGCAATCAACTAAAGATAGCGGAAACTTTGAACAGGCTATTGCAGGCGTTCATCAAATCGCACTGCAAACAAACTCAACGCTTGATAACACTGGAACACTGTTTACTCGTTTAAATACAGTTGCAAAGGATATGGGGAAATCCCAGCAATTTGCACTTGATATGACCAGTACCGTCACTAAAGCGATTCAGTTGGGCGGAAGTAGCACGCAAGAAGCAGAAGCAGCAGTCACTCAGTTTATTCAAGCAATGCAAGGCGGTGTGCTTCGTGGTGAAGAATTTAACAGCATCATGGAGGGTGGTTACGGTTTAGCTGAAGCTTTAGCAAAAGGCTTGGGTAAAACCACTGGCGAACTTCGCGCCATGGCTGAGAATGGAGAGCTTTCAGCAGAACGTGTACTTGCAGCACTGGAAAAACAGAAAGCAGGCGTTGACGCTCAATATGCTGAACTGCCTTTAACTATTGGCAATGCACTCCAAAAAATTGCAACGTCTTGGCAGATTCTCATTGGTGAGATGGATCAGGCAAATGGTGCAAGTGCAACGGTGGCGCAATGGTTGTCTACACTAGCGGATAATTTAGATATTGTTGAAGTTCTTTTAAACGATATTGGTGACGGGTTTGTATGGTTTGGCGACCAACTTAAAAAGATTGATCCGCAAACTATCGAAGCGCTTAAAACTGCATTGCTTTCCGCTTATGATGCAGTTAAATCATTAGGGTTGTTGCTTGCTGGTGCTTTTGAGCGTGGGATTGATGTTATCAACACGATGCTGGGGCAAATATTTAATTTCTCTAGTGGTATTGATTCAGCAACAGATAAAACCAATGGTTTTACTAAAGCACTTCAAGCTGTAAATGTGGTTTTTGGATTTATTAGTGATGGATTCAAAGCTTTAAACATCGGTATCAATTTAATTGTTGGTGCTGCTTATGATGCTGCGGGTGCATTTAGTTATTGGAAATCAAAAATAACTTTTGGTGATACATCAGCTCAAGCTGTAAAAGATTTTGAAGTAATGAGTGCGAAAGCACAGGAATATTACAAAAAATCATCAGATGCAGCGATGGAGTTTAAGTCTGCTGGTGTTGAAGCGATTCGTCAGATTGGTTTAACCCAAGATCAGAAAAACATTGAACGCGTTGCCAATAACGAAAAAACGCTATCTGATTTAAAAGCTCAAGAATCTCAGCATGTAGCAGACTATAAAGCCATTAGTGATGAGCGTATCAAGCTACAACAACAGTTGGTTGATGCACGCAAATCAGGCGATCAATCTGCTATTGATGCAGCAGTTGCAGGGCTTGCTGAACTTGATAAGAAAGAAAAAGAGTATCAGGCTGAAAGCAAGAAAATCAGTGATGAAAAAATCAAGGCAGCACAGGATTGGGCTTCGGCACAAATCGAAGCAGCGACCAAAGGTGGTGTAGCTCTATCAAGTCAAACCAAAAAAACCATTGAAGCGCAAATTGCAGCTCAAGGTTTAGCAGTTGAGTTTGATAAAACTGGCAAAGCGATTGTCAAAGCGATTGAACAAGATGCAGGCGCTGCGGTTGTTAGTTTAGAGACACGACTAGGGCAAGGGCGTAAAGCTGCTGCTGTGTTTGGAATTGATCTTGATACTGCGCTAAACAAAGTATCTGATGGGTTTACAGCAAAGAAATCTTCGCTTGATGATTTTGCTAAAAATCTTGAGTCACTCGGTGCAACAGGTCAACAAGCCGCAGATTTGACATACAAAGCATGGCAAAAGTGGCTAAGTGAAGCCAAAAGCCCAGCCGAAGTGGATGCAGCGATTGCAAAACTAAAAGAGTTGGCTGCACAAGGTAAAATTACGGGCGAGCAGTTAAAGGTAGGTATTGATCTAGCAAAAGCATCAGCTAAAGACTTATCTCCTGAATTGGATGCTGCACGAGAAGCGGGCAAGGCTTTAGGCATTGATATTGATAAAACTGCAAATATCATGTCGCAAGGCTTTGGTCAGGGTAGCGCAAATCTTGATACTTTAAAGCAAAAGCTTGAAGAGGCAGGAATCACTGGTCAGGAAGCATCAAACACCCTTTATCAAGGTTGGCAAGCGTGGCTTGAAAAAGCTGACAGTCAAGCTGAGATTGATGCTGCAAAAGCCAAGTTAATTGAGTTTGAAAAGCAAGGTGTGTTTTCAACGAGACAAGTTGAAAATGGCATGTTGGCTTTGGATATTCAAACTGGAAAAGTCAAAGAGACAACAGACGAAGTAACAGAAGCGTTTAAGCGTCTCGGTATTCAGACAAAAGATCAACTTGCTTTACAAGCTAAGCAAGCATTAATGGATTTTGATACTGTTAGAAATAGCGGTCAAGCAACACAAGCTGACCTCCAGAAAGCATATCAAAAAACAATTGATCTTGCGTATGCGAGTGGTGATGCTTCTGTGATTGCAGCGGCAAATTCAAAAGCGGCATCACTAGGGCTACAAGTTCAAATTGACGCTACTGGCAAAGCATCTGTTAAATCAATGGACGAGCTATCCAATTCAGTTGAAAACGTTGGGCGTACTGCTCGTGGATCAGCTGCCGATGGCTTCCGTGAACTTGGTCGTGTTGCCCGCGAAGAAGCTAAATCTACTGCTGATGAGTGGATTGATGCTATGGCTAAAGTCGATGCTAAACGCAAAGCCCAAGCAGCTGAAACAGCCAAAGGTCTTAGCCAACTATTCGATGGTCAGAACTCAATGGCACAGGACTTCTATAATCAGTTGATTGCAGGCGGCATGGAAAAAGGTCGCGCTGAAGAACTCAAGAATGAAGCAATCACACGAATGAACAATCAATTGCGAACCGCTTTAAACGGTGGATCTGCAAGTGGTGCATATGATGCGAAGATCGGTCGTAATGAATCTCAAGCGTGGATGCAAGAAATTCTTGATGGCTTAGATAGTAAAGGCTCTATCGGAAGTTCATCACCGAAAATTTCTGCACCAAATATCGAAGCTCCGTCTATCCAGCAAATTAAGATGCCGAATATCGAGACAGGATCATCTAAGACTGTTACTTATCGGTTTGAATTTGGTGGACAAGATCTTGAGTTCCAAGGCGATCCATCTCAACAAGACATGGTGAATAGCTTCTTTAATCAACTTGAACAAGCTAAGAAGAGAATGTAATGAGACTCAAACGAAATGCAACAAATGAAACCGTCCCACTTGAGGACGGTTTTTTATGGTCTGACGAATTTGCTTGGAAGTCGATTGAACAAAATCAAGAGTACGCCGTAAACGGCACCTTGATCATTCAAGAAGGAAAGAAGAAGTCAGGTAGACCAATCACACTGTTATCTAAAACTGACAATCAGGGATGGATTAATCGCTCAGTTTTATCAGTCATTCAAGACTGGTCAGCTTTGCAAGATGAACAATTCACATTGGTTTTTGAATATCCGCATGACACACGCCAATTCAACGTGATTTTTAATCATGCACAAGGCGCAATTGAAGCTGATCCAGTGAAAGGCTTTCCAACAGTGTCAGATAGTGACTATTACCGAGCAACATTAAGATTTATTGAGGTGCCAAATGCCAATTGAGACCAATAACTTAGTTTTATATAAGTCTGAGCGCCTTACTGATACAACAGACGGGGGTGGTAAATATTCTGGCCAAGTGGTTGTTGATGGGGAGAGTAATAACCTTTTTCCTGACGTATCTGAGTTAGATCGAACAATGGGTCGTGTATCGATGCGTAAGATCTATGCTGGTGTAAATAGTATAGATACTGATGCGTTAATGGGTTCAACCGTTTTTGTTTCTAAGAATCCTGATGATCCGAATGTTTCAGCACTTTTATTTAGTACAGAGTCACATGTAGATACTCGTGATTCTGCTCAAAATCGTGTTGAAAATTATCTGGCAAAAGGTGGTCAGATTGCGGGAACGCCCTTAGATACCCTATGGCAAGGCATGAAGATCATCCAAGTTGCGATGTTTAAAAATGAAATTGAGGCAAATGTTGGTGACACGATTGTATTAATTTCGAATGAGGGCAAAAGTAACGAATATGAGCAATACGTAAGAATCACTAAAGTTGAGACACGTATTGCTAAAATGATCATTAATGGTAATGAGGTCGAATACAAGATCGCAACTTACTCAATTAATGATCCATTGAATCGAGATTTCATTGGATTGTCAGCTGCACAGTGGTATGGCGGATCTAAATCTACAACGATTATTCGAGATACGTTGGTTGCAGATACGGGTAAGTACTATGCAAGTACTGATTTAGTTGAAGATGCAAATGTTGGTCAGTTCACTGTTCAAGCAGCAAGCATCTTTAGCCAACTGGTTCCAGCAGCTCAAATTGAAACTCCTTTAGTTGACTTGAATGCTTCAAGTGAAAGTATTGCGCTGGTATCAGGCAACGCAAATACAATTACAGTCGCTTATTCAGCTACGATTGGAACATCACAAAACTTGTACATTGGTTCGAGTGTTATTCCTTCAAGTGTTGGGTTCACTTTGTTTGGTAATTCGATTGCAGATCAGGGTGGACTGCTTAAAAAGTCGGATGGTACTCAAGTCGGAACAATTGACTATCAGCGTGGATTGATTCAATGGACTTCATCTGCAGGATCAGGTTCTACAAGTTTAAGTATTACATTTAGACCTGCAGCTGCACCAACGCAACCAATGCATACCTATGCAGTTCCTGTCACTCAGAATAATCAGTCTTTGAATTGGACAGGTGTTTTGATACCAATTCCTGCACCAGGTTCTTTGTCAGTGTCTTATATGTCTCAAGGTAAGTTTTATACGCTTAAAGATAACGGCAGTGGGCAATTAAAAGGATCAAGTGATTCTTATGGAGCAGGCACAATTAACTATGTGACAGGATCTTGGCTTGTTACATTAGGTGCATTACCTGATGTTGATACGCCGATCTTATTACTTTGGGGTACGCCAATATCAACTTTTGAGCGTGCTGATTTAGCAGTTTTACCTGCTGCAATTGAGTTTGATCTCAATCAATTAGGGATTGCTGCAAGTTCAGTAACAGTGAATTGGTTGCTTGAGGGAGTTGCTAAATCCGCAACTTCAAATGCACAAGGGCAATTCACTGGTGATGCTACTGGTACCGTTAATTATGCAACAGGTGTTGGGCGAATAATTCCGAATAAATTGCCGCAAAAAGCAACAGTTTTCACGATCAACTACAGCTTCGGTGATCCAAAATCACAGACAGTTTCTGATGTAACCCCTAATGGATCTCAACAATTAAGTTTTAATATTGGGACAGGTGCTGCAATTGAACCAAATAGTGTTGAATTGAAAATACCTGTGTATGAGTACCCAACTTCTTCACCTGATAACTTTCAATTAGTGACTTTATTTGATGTCCCAATAAATGCAACTACTGGGAATTTGATTGATCGCTTGGGAAATGTGCAGGGGACAATCACTTATGCAAGTGGTGCCTGTGTAGTGACACCTGTGCTTGAGCAAATTGTTTACAGCCAGTCTTATCAATCTGTAAGGTATGTTTCGGGGTGATTATGAGCTTTTATCCGCAAATTTCTAATGTTTCTCTATCAACAAAACAGCTTAAAGCTTTCATAAATACCGATATCGAAGTCAAGTATCGAGACACGAGTGGCGTAAATACAGGTGTGAAACAAGTCACTGCAGATTCAATAAAGTTAGATCTGACTAATGGTTTTAATGAGCAGATTTTAACGGGATCCGTTCGTTTTAAGCTTGGTAATGATACATACATTGACCGTACTAGTACGCTATATAGAAATATTGATCCAGCAAATGGTAGCGGTACCGCATCAGGTTCCATTCAATACGGAACGGGTATAGTTGAGTTAAGCAGCTGGACACCAAACGTTGATAATCAAATCACTTTGCAGTCATTAACAACGGCGACTGATTTGCAGCCAGTGAATCATATTAGCTTTAGAACCCCAGTCATTCCGATTCGACCAGGTTCTTTAACAGTTGTTGCATCACTTTTGAATGGCGGTCAATTAACTTTGACTGCAAACGAGCAGGGGCAAATTGAAACAAGTCAGGCGCACGGCAAGGTCAACTATGACACAGGCTTTGTAGACGTGTATTTCTATACAAAAACTGAAATCACATCTGCAAATCGCGCTCAAATTGAAGCTGAACCTTGGTATTTGCCAGAGCTTGAATACGCTGAAGCAAGTTTGGTTTATATCGATGCACCGAATTGGATTGCAGCAGATTCGATACGCTATAACGCCGTGGCTTATACCTATATTCCACTTGATAAGGACATTCTCGGTTTAAGTGCCACTCGTTTACCAATTGACGGACGTGTTCCAATTTTTCGTGTTGGTGATATCGGTGTTGTGGCTGCTTCTAAAAGTCAGGTTCTACCGTCTCATGTAGCAGGTCAAACCTACGATCTTAATGATCAGCGCATATCCTGGTGTGAACTGGAAGATAGCGTAGGTACTAAAGTGCCTTTCGATATGTACGTGGTTGATTATGATTATGGAAAAGTGACGTTAAGCGGCGACTTTGCTTTAAACACTCTTGTTGCACCTATTTCGGCAGCTTATCGCTATCAAGACATGGGTCTCATTAATGATGTGCAGATTAATGGTCAAATCACGCTTACAAAACCAATTACGCACAACTATACAGCCGTAGATTCTATTGTCGGTTCAGCGTTGGTGGTTGGTGATATGTTTAGTCGCTACACAGCCAAATTTGTACAAGGCACGTGGAATAACGTATGGGATGATAGTGCAAGTGGTGGTTCTATTTCTGCAAACTACAACGATGCTTTATATCCGATTGAGGTTTCAAATCAAGGTTCAATTCAAGAACGCTGGGCATTAGTATTTACTGATGCAACCAACTTTAGAATCATTGGTGAAGTGTCTGGGCAAATCGGAACGGGTAATATTAATGCTGATTGCGCCCCAATTAATCCGATTACAGCAGCGCCATACTTTACAGTTAAAATGAATGGATGGGGTACAGGTTGGGCATCTGGCAACGTTCTACGATTTAACACCATCGCTTCAATGTATCCACTTTGGTGTATTCGAACAGTGAAGCAATCTGAACCTACAACATTAAGCGATAACTTCCAGATCATGTATCGCGGCGATATTGATCGAGATATTTAAGTAATTAACCCAATGGGCTGCATGTGCAGCCTTTTTTATCGAGTATAAGAAATGGTCGCAAGTACAGATACAAAGTTTTATGTGCATACAAATAATAATGCACCTCAATTACAAAATGCTTATGGCTGCATGATTGATGTGCTTGATGCATGTTTAGTCAATGGTTTTGGTTCTCAGACAGTGGCTACGCTTACAGCTAGTGGTACGACAGTAACGGCAACCTATGGATCTGCACATAACTATTTGCAGTATCAAGTGATTAAATTAGCGAATGCCAATCAAGCGGAATTTAATGGTGAGCATCGAATTTTAACTGTACCTGATGCTAATACGATCACCTTTGAACTCGCTGCAGTACCAAGTGTGACAACTGCGACAGGAACTATAACGAGTTCGTTACCATCACTAGGTTGGCTGAAACCATTTAGCGATACTGGCAAAGCTGCATACAGATCAGCAAATACATTGTTAGCTAGTCGCCCATATTTACGTGTTGTTGATGCACTTGATCCAGCTTATAACGCTGCTTATGCTAAATATGCCAAGGTGGGCATTGTTGAGGATATGACTGATATTGATGCGATGCTTGGAGTTCAATCGCCATTTGATACATCGAATCCAAATAAGAACTGGGTGGCTTCCGGAAGTGGGACCAGTGTCATTAATGGCTGGGCAAAGTGGTATTACGCGCGTTCCAATGATTGGCAAGTTGATACAAACGCAGACACATTATCGATTGTTGCTGGAATAAGAAACTGGATTTTAGTTGGTAATCAAGATTGTTTTTATATTTTCATTAATCCTACTACTAATCGAAACTACAAATTTCCTTATGGTTTTGGAACTTTTAAAAATTACCTATCGAGTGATATGTACCCAAACTATTTAGCAGCAACTTTAGATTACAGTAGTGCCAACGCTGTAACGAATAAAGCAGCACTAACATGTCTTGCTTCAACAGTTTCACAAACTCTATTACTACAGCGTAATTCTGTTAATGATGCCACACCACAAATAACGGCAAATTTAATCAGTCTTTTTAATAAACAGACAGTTTGCTATAGCGGATCTGTTGATTATTTAGCTAGCTATAGTCTTGCTGGAGGTCGGATTTTTGCTCCTGTCATTGTGCTTGAGAATGGAAACCTACCGCGTGGTCAGCTTTCATTAATCAATTGGCTGATGCAAGCCAAATATGACGGTGTAGATAATATTTTTTCTGATGGGGGTAGAGGTTATTTTTTAATCTCTGTTACATGCGCCCAGGGAAATAACGGTGCCGTTATTTTGGATTTAGGAGGGCTAATATGAGGGTTGCTATCAATTGTCATTATGAAAAATGCACCGCATCTGTTTATAGAGAAATGAATGCACTTTGCATTAAGGGTATTTTGGAAAAACAAGGTATTCCTACACAAGGATTTGTATCACTTCATGAACGAATATCTGGTGTGCTAGTAGATAGAGCTCAAGCAGACATTAAAGGGAGCTATAGATTTAATAATATTTCTAATAAATTTAAATACTTTGTCTATGCACACGACATAAATAATCAGTTCAATGCAGTTATTCAAGATAATGTGGTGCCAAAATGAGTAAAACTTCAATCAATGCTCGGCTTGCCATGATTCAAGCCTTTGCAAATTTTATGGATAACGGTAGTCAAAGTGCTACCGTTATTTTTTATGAGGGTGTGCAGCCTGTAGATACATCAGTTGCAGCAGATTCAAATAATGCTTTGGTGACGTTGGTATTTCCTGAACCCTGCATTAAAGAAACCACGCCAACTTATGTTGAATTACACCCAACTGATACAGGCTCGGTGATTAAGACTGGCACAGCTACATGGGCACGGATTTACAACGGTGCTGGTGAAGTGGCTGCCGATCTGACAGTGGGTACTGATATATCTCTAGCTAATACTAATTTGGCTTTGGGTGGTACATTGTCAGTCACTTCAATAAAACTTAGACCGTAAATAGAGGTGTGCATGTGGATTTTAAAAATAAGCTTGGCACCGTTGATGCACACAACCTAAACCTAAACTTTAAGGCTGATAATACCGACAGCCACAACATCATTCTGAATTTTGAGCATCTGGCCGATGGCTCGACCAATCTCAATTTTGGGGATGATGTATCTGCTGTTATCGACACTGTTTTAGATACCAGTTTCGGCTTTGAAGTCACTGCAATTTATGCTGACAGTGTTGCAAATAGTGCAGTCATCGACACGGTGCTGGATACCGAGTTTATCTTTGAAGTTGATGCTGTATTTAGTGAAAATACGGATGTTGTCGGGCAAATTGATACTGTCTTAGATACGAGCTTTATTTTTGAAATTGAAGCAGTATTTAGTGAAAACCTTTGTACGATTGATACTGTTTTAGATACCGCATTTCAATTTCAAATTGATGCTGTATTTGATATTAATTTTGTTCTTGGACTTAATCATTTAAGTGTTTTTAGTTATCAAAAGGCTTTACCAGCATTACTTGAACAACATCTGAGATACAGCAAATCAAGATTTAAGGCGCAGAACAGCTCCTTTATTTTTGACCGTGGTTTGACAATATCAAATGCAGTTACTGATCAATTTGAGAAAGCACAGGTTTTGCATCGTGCGGTTAAAACTGTATTTGAGCAAGCAACAGATTTAAGTCAAGACTATCGTATCGTTTGGCAAGAGAACGATAAGCGTTTTATTGCTCGAACGTTGGTATTTGAAGAGTCTGAAAAGTTGCTGATCAATCGAAAAACTGATTGGCAGGAAATGATTCGAAAACGCAAGCAGATTACGTTTAGTCATGAAGTGGCTCATGTATTTGAAAAGCGGTTTACGTTTGAGTGGGATAAGGGTTTAGAGTTCATCACAACCGATTCAATAAACTGGGATGTTGCAAAACCTGTTTATTATCGAAAGTCTGAAATCGAGCCTTTTCCACCTGTGCCAATTCCTGAGTATATCGGCTCAACAGATTTAAATTTCGTATGTTTATGTCATGACGTTGACTCGCACAACGTAATTTTAAATTTTGGTGCAGATGACTGTATCCCAAGCATCCCGAATAAAAACTGGTGGCATATTGTGAATGAAATTGAAGTATCACGCCTTGATAACTGGCAAAAAATCCATGTGCTCAATGGCAGCTATAGAACAGACCGTAGTAGTTGGTGCTGGAGCTATAACCTAACGATTCCTGCATTTGAATTATCAAAGCTTGATCCGATTGCAGGCCAACCAGTGATTCTTAAAATCGTGGTCAATGGCTATCAGCATCTTATGCTTTTAGAAAATCGTACTCGATCACGCCAGTTTGCGAGTGAAACTTACACTTTGACAGGGCGCAGTGTATCCGCCTTACTTGATGCGCCAAGCTCGCCACCACGAGCATTTTTGCAAGAAAATGAGCGTACATCGGTGCAGTTGGTACAAGCTGAAATTGATCGTTCTGCATATCCAGATTTAACGCTGAACTGGCAACTGATTGATGCACTTGGTTGGATTGTGCCGACTGAATCTTTTAGTTATGGCGGACTGACACCAATCAAGGCGATTCAAGAGATTGCGGCGGCAGGTGGCGGCTTTATCTATAGTGAAGCTGATAGCCAAGCGATTACAATTAAGCCGCTTTATAAAAAGACATACTGGGACCCAATTGCAATTAGCGAATATGACATTCTGCTGCCAGAATCTATCGTCACTGGGCAATCAACTGATTATGAAGTTTACCCAGATTATAACGGCATCACCTTAACCAACGATAGAACAGGGCAAACAGGACAAGTCAAGCGAACAGGTACTAGCGGCGATGTGCTATATGAATCAGTGAATAGTCGACTATTTACTAGCGATCAAGTCATGGGAAGTTATGGTAAATCCAAACTTGCAAAAGCTGGACTTGTTGAAAGTCACACTTTCTCAATGCCGCTTACAAGTGAAATAGGGCAGTGTAAACCTGCTGATATTCTTGCTTTTAATGCTGAATTTTGGGGCGTTGTTGATAGTCTTAGTGTGTCATTCACATACAGCAAAGTGACGCAATCTGTGACTGTGGAGCGTGTGAATCATGAGTAATGCACTATCAAGGTTTTTGGATTTACTTCCTAAAACACCTGAATTTATCGCCACTGTGCAAAGTGCTGACCATCCTAACTATAAGGTATTGGTCGTTGATGGGACAGGGCTAGTACTGTGCACCAGTTCAACACGCTTCAATGTAGGTGATCGAGTTTATATCAGTGGAAATGAAATAAAACGAAGTGCGCCAACAGGCGTTGTATATCAAATCGAAGTGTAACTTTAAAACAAATGAAGCCGCCGAAAGGCGGTTTTTTATTATCTGGAGAAATGGAATGTCTGAAACACAGTCTGCACTTGAAGCAAGCGCAGCAACATTAACATCAAAAGTAACAGCAACGAGTGGAGTGGGGTCATTTCTTGGCTTTGCAGCAAAAATTGATGTTATTGCGTGGGGCGGTTTAATCATTGCAGCCGTTGGTTTGATTATTCAGCTTTACTTTGCGGTACAAAAAAATCGGCGAGAAAAAATAGAGCATGAAATGAAGAAAGCAGAACACAAGTTACGTGTTCAAAACCTGAAAGGTGAGTGCGATGTCGAACAAAACTAAGATTTCAGTAGTCTTTCTTGCAGCTTCGGCTGCTTTTTTTACGTCTTTAATTGGATATGAAGGCTATTCTTCAAAGCCTTATAAAGACACTGGAGGTGTGGCCACAATTGGCATCGGCTCAACTCAATACGAGAATGGCACTAAAGTCAAAATGACAGACAAGCCAATTAATCAAAAAAGAGCAGTGCAAATCGCACAAGCGCATATCGCCAAAGATGAACAGGTTTTTCGTCAGTCGTTGCAGGGCGTGAAGTTATCACAGACTGAATATGACGTGTATCTCGACTTCACCTACAACTTCGGTCAAGCAAACTGGCGCTCATCTTCAATGTTACGCAATTTGAAAGCGGGGCAGTACGTGCAAGCATGTAAGTCACTTTTGAAGTGGAAGTATGTAGCCAAGCGTGACTGTAGTATTCGATCCAATAATTGTTATGGTGTTTGGGTTCGTCAGTTAAGTCGTTATGACAAATGTATGGAGGCTCAATAATGTTGCAAGTATTTTTAGCTAAATTTTATGAAGCCATCATTTGTATTCTGATGGCTTTATTTTTGATTGTTTCAATTGGTTTAGGTGTTCAAACGTGGCGTTTATCAAGCATACAAAGTAACTATGAATTACTTGATGCAAAGTATCAAACTGATCTAGCAAAGTCTGAAGCACTAACCGAAAAAGCGAAAGCTGATGCTATTAAAACTGAAAAAGAGTGGTCTGAAAAACTATTAACTGCTGAGATTAATCACAATGAACAAGTCAAAAAAATACTTTCTGATAGTAATGATGCTAAGTCCGCTATTGATCGCTTGTCAAAGCAAATCAATACAGCCTCAAGTCGTATGTCCACAGCTACCAAAGAAACCATTATTGAGTATGCCAATGCCAGCGGTGACGTACTCGAAAAGTGCGTCAATGAATATCGAACAATGGCGCAACGAGCTGATGAGCACGCAGCTGATGCAAAACGATTAAGTGATTCATGGCCATAGGTGGTTTATGAGAAAAAATCATCATTGTGAGCCAAGTACAATAAGTCGAATTATCCGCAAAATATGTAAAGCACTCGAATGAGGGTTTTTATTAAAAGCTGTAAAATAATGGCTCTATAGAACTGAATAGCCATCAAAACAAACGTCTCAATTAGTGTTTGCTTGCAGTGTGTTCAACATTAGCAAGCATCACTCCCTCTTTATCTCCACACCTTTCAACTTCCTTCCTCGCGTCACCAAAAACCTGTCAACCTCTCTTTTTTCCAAAAACTTTATCGCATTGTCTTTGTCATCTAAAAATACATACTGCTGAGTTACCATTGCATCAATATCTGAATAGTCTTGATATTCTTCGTGTATATTTGTTTGAATATGCAGATAGAGATTGCCTTTCTTTATGTAAAAATATCTCAT